ACCTACTGTGCTTAATGCTCCCATTGTAGCTGTATCTAATAAACCAAAAGTTTTACCTACGAAATCTTTAACACTTCCCATAAATCCAGTAATTTTTTTCATAACTCTTTTAAAATCATTTCTGTCCTCTTGACTTTGTTGTAGTGGTTGTATTAAACCCTTTAATTTTTCATCTCTTTCATCAGTTAACTTTTGATTTAATTTTTGACCCTCTGTAACACTTATAATACCTTCGTTTACTCTTGCATTTATATCAAGATGTGCTTTTTCATATTCTTCTTCAACTTTATCTCTATCTTTTGCGTTCTGAATACCTGCTAATAATATTTCATTACCTTTTTCTATTTCTTCTCTTGTCTTTTCTTGCAATTCATCATTATCAAACAAACCCTCTTTTCTATCTAAAGTCTCTCTTCTTTTGTATAGATTTCTATCATTTGCTATTTCTGGGAGAGCATCTAAAGCTCTCTCAGCAAGAGTATCATCCTCAATATTTTGGTCAATGATAGTTTGTAACTTTGTATTTGTTTCAATTTGTCTTTTAATAAGTTCTTGAAAATTTTTTGATGTTGCATCAGCCATTATTTTTTCTTCTCTGTTTTCTTTTCTACATATGCGTTTGCACCGAAATATGCGGCGACTAATGCTGAAATTGCAACAAAATATGTTGGTGCAATATCAGAAATTAATTTTGCAGCTGTATCTTGTCCTAACATCGCAGTAATTAATATACCACTAGGATAAAACAACATACCAAACAATGCAAACCAAGTCATTCTTCTCATAGCATCTCTACGAGCATCTGCATCTTCTAATTCTTTTCTTTTAAATTCCAAATCCATCTCCAGTTCTTTTTGAGTGATGTGTCCATCACCATTCAAATCCTTTTTAGCGACCTCTGGGTCAACTGTTTTAGGTATTTTGTTGTTGTCGTTTAAGTTGTTCATTTTCCTCTCTTATATGTTCGTTTAATAATCCTACATATATTTCTCTTTCCCAAGGCACCATATTTTCTAATTCTATCAAACTGTATTTATGATGTTGCATCATTGCGAAGTTAGTTTTAAAATGATTCTCAAGAGTATCGTGAGAAAGAGCTATATAAAAAAACTATTCAAACCCTCCAGTCTTACTTTTGAAGAAACATTTGTGTTTGGATTATTAACTTCTACATCTTTGTATAATTTTGGTATATTATCAAAGAATGTTCTTACTTTATTAAATTGGTTTGACGACAAACTTTCAACAAATTCTTTAGATTCTTTTTCATTAAAATCAGTTTTTTCGTAAACCTTTTCACCATCTATAACTCTATGCACACAATTTACTATGATTTGAAACAAGTCATCCATACTAGGATTTTTAAAATCATTTAAGTGTGATAAATCATCAATAGATGGATATCTAAATTCTATTGCAATATTATCATCTAATCTAACTAAATTACTATCTGGTAAAGGTTTATCTACTTGTAAATCAGTGAGATTGATTTCTTTTGTTACATATGTGTTTTCTTCATCTGGACATTTTATTGAAACTTTCGTTGTTTCACCAGATGATTTTGCACGAATATTTACAAATAAATATTCTAAATCTGCCATAGGTATCACACCACTTTTTATAGTATTATTTGTGCAATTTTCTATAAGATTTTTTACTGCATTTATTACATCTTTTTGTTTACCAGTTTCATTGGCAATCATAAGATTCTTCTCCTCTTTTACTAAGTATGGTCTGTACTTAATATCAAGTTGAGAAATTGGTAGTTTTATGTCATAAGTTGACACTTCAAATTTAGGCAAAGCCATAATGTACTCCTTTATCTAACAAATTTACCGATAGTATTACCAACACCACCAGTGATTATATCTGCGGCCGAACCAGCGGTTGCAATCGCAGTTGGTGACGCACCAGACTTACCAAGAATATCATAAAGAACACCTTTAGGACTTATGATACTGTATCTGGAATCATCCCCAATAAATATATCTGAACCTTTTAATCTTAAACTCTTATCTGCAAGACTATCATCAACACCTTCTTCTTTGATAGTGTGCCACTCTCTATATGCAAGTTCAACTGTTACTCTTTGTAATTCAGTAGACGCTTGGTTTAAATCTTGAGGCGCAATAGATTTAGGCCAAACTTCTTTTATTGAAACACCATAACTTGTCTTTTCTTCTTTTGCACCAGTAAATGCAAGAAAATTAAATGGTATAACTGTATTACTACCTTTACCCATTTGAAAAATATCTAACTCACCAATGTAATTGTTATAATAGTTTAGATTATGATTTAATGGGTTGTATATGTTTTTCATCCACATTTCAAAGAATCTTTTTTCAGACATATCTGCATTACATAAAAATGTTGCTTGTAAAGCTGCATATTGACCAACACCTTGAGGTAGTTCTCTTGGTGGGCCATAAATATTTTCGTCTGGTGCAGAACGAATATTTCTGCCTGGAAACTGTAAATTTTCTGCTCTTAAACTGACATAACGATTACTTTCACCAGTAAATAATTTACACTTTAAAAATATCTCAAATCTATTTTGTTGTGCTTGTTCTCTACCATATAAAGAACTTTTAAAATCTCTTAATGAAAATACCATTAGATTGCTTTCCTACTATCCGACCACACTTTACTTGCAGATGATTTTCTAAATCTCTGTACTGGTAACATAATTGCAGTCATAAAATCTTCTTCTTCTAATTTTCTAAATCTACTTCTAACATTAGTATTTAAGTACCTTTTCAAAGTTGGTTTCACAAGTTTTACATTTTTTAATGCACTATAATTTGCATTTGGGTCTAAACGACTTAATAATCTAGCTCTAAGTGCATATGGTAAGTAGTGAAAATTAATTCCTAAAAATCCATCTCTATATCTTTCTATTGGTAATACCAATGGAAATGTATCATAATATGGTAACTTGTTTTTCAATTTAGGGTCGTATATAAACATATTCAACGCACCAAAATTGACTCTACCAGTTATCTTTCCATCTCTTATAAGTTGTGCTTGAGATGGTGTACCAAGTTCTTTTATGCGATTACGATACCATTGATATGGTTCTTTACCACTTTTCCTTAACTTTGATATTTCGTCAAATATACTCATTTATTATATTTATAACTGGGATTGAGGTGGTCTTCGGTCAATATTACAAAATCCATATTTCTATCCCTACAATATTCTCTTGCAGCTTGCCATTTTGCAGTGTTCTTTCCCCACTCGTAAACTTCTCTTACAAATGATTTAGTTTTTCTTTTAGGTATTTTAGGTTCAACAGTATATTTCTTAGGTTTGACTTCTATAATCATTTTTCTTAGTTTACCATCTGCCCTTTTGACTTTTACATAGAAATCTGGGAAATATCGGTGAATTCTACCGTCTGTGGGTAAACGATAAGGTATTATTAGTTCTTCTGACCCCCACTCTAATATTCTAGGATTTTTATCACAATACACCATAAATTTGCGTTCCCACAAACTTCTGTAATAAATAGTAGTAGGATTACCTTTATACTTTTTTTTGTTAGAGGGAATATAACGACCACTATAACTCATAGGAATATTTATATGGTTCTAAATTATAGAGACATCGCAATGGGAACTAATAGTAATGAAGAAATTACTAATGAATCACAAAATAACCCATTTACAGAAAGAGTTAGTCTTGACCAAAATATTAGAAAAAATAAATTTAGTCAAGAAATCTTACAATATCCTTTAAACGCTGGTAATGATGGTGGTATGACACCAGCTGGACATCACATACAATTTGAGATATTAGAACAAGATGTGGGTTCAATAAAATTTGGTGAGTTACCAAAACAAACTACTGATGAAGTTTTAGATATAAATGCACTTATTAGTAATTCTGCTGTTGCAAGAGATGTTGTTGTAAGTAAAAATGGTTCTGTGTTTACTCTAGTTCCAGCATTATCAGAGAAAGCACAAAATGCATTAGATGAAGGTAGAGGAAGTAGGGCAGCACAAGAAATGGGTCGTAATCCATTTATCACTGGTGCAGCTGAAGTAAAAAGAATTCAACAACAAAATGTTAGAATTAGAAACCAAACATTTGCAAGAGCACCAGTTAGTAGATTACAAAGTTTGATAAAGTTGTTTATGCCACCTACTGTTGAAGTATCATATGACCCACAATATTCTGATGAGGAAATAGGTGTTGCGACAACTGCTGTGATGGGTGCGATTGACCAGTTTAATAAAGCAAAAGAAGGTGAAAAAGTTGGAGCAGCAACCAAAGAATTATTAAAAAATCAAAGACTCCCTGAAAAATTACTCATAGGTGCTGCTGATACTATCGCAAAAGGTTTTAAAGAGATATTATTTGCAAGAGCTGGTAAGGTTGTAAATAACAGATTAGAATTAATTTTTTCTGGTTTAGCAAAAAGAAATTTTACATTTAATTTCAAATTTCTACCTAAAAGTTCACAAGAGGCAAGAGCTGTTTATAATATCATTAGAAGATTTAAATTTCATATGTTACCAGAAATTATAGGTGATGTAACAACATCAAGAACATTTGTAACTCCAGATGTTTTTGATATAAAATATATGATGAGTGATGGTAAAGAAAATGAATACATCAACAAAATATCAACTTGTGTACTAGAAAATATGAATGTAAAATATGGTGGTGATAGATATCAAACATTTGACCCATCTATGGCAGAGGCAGGAACACCAGATGGATTGAAAGCACCTCCAGTACAAACAGAAATGACACTTCAATTTAAAGAGCTAGAAATAGTTACACAGAATAATGTACTTGCAAGGGGTTTTTAATGGCATACTTTCAGAACTTTGAAACATTAGTATATGATGTAGTAGGTGATGGTAATCCAAAATTATTTACTCATCTTTTAAGAAGAGTTAAAATTAATGATTTAGTAAAAGATAATGTTTTATTATTTGATTTTTATCAAGTCAAACCAGGCGAAAAACCAGAAGATGTTGCATTTGATTTTTATGGTAGTGCAGAATTACATTGGTTAGTATTGTATGCAAATAATATAGTTGATAGATATCATCAGTGGCCTATGAGTGTTAGGGCATTTGAAGAATATCTAAGTGAAAAATATGCAAATCCACTTGCAACACATCATTTTGAAATAAGTCAAAAGTCTGGCGATACAACTGTAAAAATAAATATAGGTTTAGATTCTACTGGACATAGTGGTGATACAGTAAGTGCAGTAACAAATAGAGAGTATGAAGAAAATTTGCAAACTGAATATAGTAAAATAAGATTAGTGAGAAAAGAATTTGTAAATCAAATTAGGAAAGAACTTAGAACTTTATTACAAAGTGATGGATAATGGTACAAAATAATTATAATTATAGTGGAACATTTGAAGTTGAAGAGTGTAAAATATTAACTCATCACGGAGAACCGCTTGACCTTGTACAAGCTCTCGTTGCAATCAGTGTTTTTGAAGACATAAATCAAGGATTTCTTACTTGTCATATAACTGTTCTTGATACTAATGATATAGTTTTAAGAGATTCATTAGTGGGTAACGAGTTTTGTTATTTAAAAATTGTAACACCATCAGATGAAGATGTTTCTTTAGATTTCACAAAAGACCCACTTATTGTTACATCAATAAGACAAGCAGATGAGGGACAAGGAAGAATAGTATCTTTTACTCTTGCAACAAGAGAGTTTATGAGAAATTCAAGAACCAGAATATCTCAAAGTTTTTCTGGTAATATGACTGAAATTATTAAAAGGTTAGTTAAAGAAAAACAATTTTTAGGTAGTGATAAAACACTTTTAGCAGACTCATCTGTTGGATTAGAAAGAATTGTTATACCAAACTTAAAACCTTTGACTGCAATACAGATGATTGCACAAAGGGCTAAAACTAAAAAAGACTCACCATTTGTATTTTTTGAAACTATAAAAGGTTTAAATTTTTTATCTTTTGATAGTATCAATAGACAAAATACAAAAACTACATTTACATTAGGTGCATCAGACACATACGATAATAAACCATCAAAGTCCTCGCAAGTTCAAGCTAATATAATTAGACAGTTAGGTCAAGTAGAAGACAATGATAATATAAGTAATAGTGTATTGTTAAATACTTTAAACGGAATGTATTCTTCACGAATGATATTACACGACATATACAATAAAACTTACCACGATTTAAAGTTTAGATACTCTGATGCGTTTTCTAAAAAAAATGACATAGAAAACAGTATTGGTGAAACTGGACACCCAGTATTTCCGATATCAAGTCAAGTTGATGAAGACGGCAAAACAGTAGAAGATTTTCACGATTCATATTTAAGTTTGCAATCCACATCTGGATATAATACTCCAAAAGGTTCAGTACACAATATAAATCCTTACCCAAATACAATTTATCCTTTTGAAGAATCTTCAGTAAGTGAAAATTTATTAATTAGAAATCATAAGATGTCTTTTCTAGATAGAATGGGTATGACAATAAAAATGGTAGGTAATTTATCAATTCAAGCATCAGATATAATTAGATTAAATGTATACAAAGCAAAAACTGATACGGACAATGAAGAAGAAGATTTATATGATGAAAGATTAACTGGTAGATATGTGATTTCAAGGTTAAGACATAATTTTGAATTTGGTAATCCTAAAAAACATACCATTGAAGCAACTGTTATTAAAGATAGTGTAACAAAACCTTATCCTAATAATCTACCACCCAACCCTAAGAGGTTAATTTAAAGGAAGTAAAATGACTAATAAACAAACTCGTAAGTTAAGAACACTAAATTTTCAGAAACAAGAACGATACCTAAATAATGAAGTGAATGACTTAACAACGGAGGTGAGTAAACTCTACCTCGCAAGAACGAGAAAGTTTTTAGGAAGAAGAACAGCGTGAAGACATTTGACCAATTACAAGAGGGTGTATATGACCCTAATATATTCAAAGCATTTTTTCTAGCAGGCGGGCCTGGTAGTGGTAAATCTTTTGTAGTAAGAAAGACCACTGGTGGGCTCGGTCTGAAAGTTGTTAACTCTGATAATGCATTTGAGAAACTATTAAAAGATGCAGACTTTGATTTAGATTTTAGAGATATGAGTCCAGAGAAATCTCTTGAAAGAGATGTCATAAGAAAAAGAGCAAAAGAAGTTACATCTAAAATGCAAAAGAATTTTGTTACTGGTAGACTTGGAATGATTATAGATGGCACTGGTGCAGAGTATGGTAAAATAGAAACACAAAAAAAACTATTGCAACAATTAGGATATGATACTTATATGATATTTGTTAATACTTCACTAGATACTGCGATAGAAAGAAATGATAAAAGAGCTAGAAAACTACCACTAGATATTGTTAAAACATATTGGAACAATGTCCAATCAAACATAGGTAAATTTCAAAACTTATTTGGTAGTAAAAATTTTATTGTTGTTGATAACAATAATGCAAAAGAAAATGTATTCAACAGAGTATTCAAATCAGTTAGAAAACTTGCAACTAAAAAGGTCAACAATTACATTGCAAAACAATGGATTGATAATCAGTTAAGAATGAAAAAATTGTCAAGGGGTTGACTTTTAAAAAATATGTGTTATTATAATGGTGTGGATTGTCTTGGGGGTGCCCTCAGTTCTTAAACACATTAAAAAAAAAGAACAAAATGCAAGAGGATTGGTAGTTGCCTCTGTAAACATTAACTACCATATATTAATTTAATTAGTGAGGTATAATGGCAAAACGAAAAATGTCTGAAGAACAACGACAGGCTGCGATTGAAAGACTTGCACTTGCAAGAGAAAAACGACTAAAAGAAAATCCACCACAATATAAAAACATTTCACCGAAGGTACTTGCAATACCAGATGATGGTTTTATGTCTATGAAAAAAGTTAGACAATGGATTAAAACACAAAAAGATATCGCATCAACTTCTGAAAAGGCATCAAGAAGACACGGAATAGATACTAAAATAAAATATCAAGAAAGAGCAAAGGCTCTTAATGCACGAGGATATATTAGGTGGTTAAATAACTATCTTGAGTCTGGAATTTTTGCTGGTGATTTTATTGGTGAGTATGAAGAGATTCCTATCACTAGAAGAATTGTTGCAGGCCCTAGAGAAGGTTGTAAAATAAAAGGTGGTACAATAATAGAATGATACAATTATACAAGAACATTTTACCAGATGATTTGGTAAATGACTTGTTGAAATATTATGAATCATATGAACCTATTGATTATGGTAATTTCACACAAGTAGAAATAGATACTCAACATAAACTTACAAACTATATGAAAGATATAGTTTATAAAGTTACAGACCATTATTTTGAGTTGCACGATAAAACAAATCAACACCCAGAACCATTTGCATTAGAGGGTTTTAGGATAAAAAGGTATGAACCTAACAAGGGTAGTTTTCCTTGGCATACTGATGCTGGTAATATACAAAATTGCACAAGGTTTCTTGCACTATTATTTTATTTAAATACAAGTGAGGCTGGAACTAAATTTGAAAAGACATATGTACCAGCAGAAAAAGGTAGTGTAGTTGTATTCCCACCAATGTGGATGTTTCCACACGAGGGTGAGATGCCTAAGAAAGAACCTAAGTTTATTATGAGTACATATTTACACTTTATGGGGGTTGACAAATCAAGACAAGTCTGATAAAATACTGATATGAAAGAGTTTACATTACTAATAACTATTCTATTTAATTTTCCTAATGGTGAACACCAAGAGATACAGATAGAAAGAAAACAAATGAGTGAGGTTGATTGTTATACTGAGTTAGAAAAACAAGATGATATTGCAATCAATTTTCTGGGTAATACCATAGACTTATTCTTTGAGTGTACACCCACTATTGAAGAAGATTTTTATAAATATGAGTATGATTATAGAATGGACGAAAAAACTTTACAAGATATATTATTAAAGAGAGGTGGTACAGACATATGATTGGTATGAAGAGTGGCGTTGGATATTTAAATCACAAAGGTGTATTAAAATGGTTAGAATCTATTCATAAAGATACATTGGAATATGGAAATGAAGACCAACAGTTTGTTTTAGAACAAATGATAGATTATGTAAAAAACGATTACAGAGAGGGCAAACCTCTCGTTAACAACAATATTATAGGATACTAAAATGTTATTATTTGCATTAGGAACTTTTTTTACAATTATGTCTAACTTATTTGTTATAGGTGAGGCAGAATTTTTTGCACACAAACAAAAAATGGAAAAGATGTATGGCCCATGTGAGTGGAAATATGTCGGTAAACAAACTGATGTTAAGAACCCAGCATTAACTTTGAATCCACCAGTAGGTGAAAGTTATATTTTTTTTAGACAAGTTTGCGAAAATGACCCACATAGAAAAGATAAAGACTAGGTATCAAAGACTAATCAATAATTGCGATACTGCATTGAGAGATTGTCAAGATTTAGATATGAAAGAGTTTTGGTTAAAGACTAAATTACTCGTAACCGAGAAGTATCAAAAATTATGTTCTTTGGATTAGTAACACTTTTTGTTGCATTATCAATTAGTGCAGTTGCAGCTTATTATAGTATTGTTGGTTTAATGGCAATATTTTCTGCGGCTGCATTTTCTATTGCAGTAATGGGAGTTGTCCTAGAAATAGGTAAACTTGTTACTGCATCTTGGTTATATCAAAATTGGAAAACTGTTCCCAAAGTTCTAAAATATTATCTCACAAGTGCAGTAGTAATATTAATGTTTATAACTTCTATGGGTATATTCGGTTACCTATCTAAGTCACATATTGATGCTGGTACAAACACTTCTCAAGTAACAGTAAAACTTGATAGAGTGAACAGTAGAATCGCATCAGAACAAAAGGTTATTGATAGGGCAGAAAGACAATTAGAGAATTTAGATAAGGCACTAGAAAGATATGTAGAATTAGGTGCAGTATCAAAAGGTTTAGATAGGAGAGAAAGTCAAGAGGAAGAAAGACTTAAACTAACCAATATGGTTAATAAATCACAAGAAAAGATTGATGAATACCTTGACCAAAAATCTGAATATGAATTAGAAATTAAGAACTTTGAGGTTGAGGTTGGCCCACTAAAATATATCTCTGCATTATTATATGGTGATGATGCACTTACATTTTTAGAAAATGCAGTTAGGTGGGTTATATTAATTTTAGTATTTGTATTTGACCCACTTGCAGTTCTTCTAGTTGTAGCTGCGAATATAACGATTAGAGATGTTTTAAATAAAAGGAAAAGAATCAAAGATAAGTTGTTACGAAAACAAAGAAAGAACAAGATACTTGTCAAAGAAGAACCAATCGGTGATGGTACTGCAAGAAAGATTACAAAAACTAAAAATGGTGTTACTATGGAGTATTACGAGTAGGAGAGAACAATGCCCTATATACCAGCGGTAAAGGTAATTATAACATTATTAATCATAGAGATAGTGTTACACATTTCTGAAATTTTGATTGACTTAAATTTAATAAATATTTAAATGATAACGATAACAGAAAACGCAAAAAAATACTTGTACGACATTGCAAAAAAGAACGATAAAAAGTTCGTATCTTTTGGTGTAAGTGGTGGTGGTTGTGCTGGGTTTAGTTACAAGTGGGATTACATAGATGAGCCTGATAAAGGACATACGATATTTCACATAAAAGACGAAGTATCACTTGCAGTAGATAAAGTTGCAGAAATGTATATAATGGGTAGTGAAATAGATTATGTACAAGAGATTATGGGTAGTTTTCTAAAAATCAATAATCCACTTACAAAGTCAAGTTGTGGATGTGGGGAGTCTTTCAGTGTTTAAAAAAGTATTATCTGCAATATTGTTTAGAGTCTTTGTGACAACAATATTATTTTTAATTATATGTTTTGCTATTGCGATTTCAGTAACAAAAGGTAATGCAGTAGAACATATACACACTAAAGATTGTAATCATAGAATTAGTCATTTTGCAAAAATTGACCCTAGTAAGGGTAGATATTATGGAGAACGAAAAGAGTATTATGTATTTTGTAGATTATATGATGAGATGATAGATAGAAGTAGAAGAGAAGAAGAGAGAAAATGTTTTTATGAGTGTAGTGATAAAGAAACAGTTGTTGTTACAACAAGCATAGGTTATCCTTGTCAAAATAGTATTACAGAGAAGAGAAAACCATAAATATATATGCAACAAACTATTGTAGGAGTTTTAAATGGCGTACAGTAAACAATTAATAGACCATTATGAGAACCCAAGAAATGTTGGGTCATTAGATAAGACTAAGAAAAATGTCGGCACTGGTTTAGTAGGGGCGCCTGCGTGTGGTGATGTTATGAAACTTCAAATAGAGGTTGATGACAAAGGTAAAATAACAGACGCAAAATTTAAAACATTTGGATGTGGTTCTGCAATAGCCAGTAGTTCACTAGTTACTGAGTGGCTGAAAGGAGCACACATTGACGAAGCACAATCAATTAAAAATACAGAGATTGCAACCGAACTTGCACTTCCCCCAGTTAAGATACATTGTTCAGTTCTTGCTGAAGATGCTGTCAAGTCTGCAATCAATGATTATAAAAGAAAGTGCAGTTGTGATGATTAGTGGTTCATTCTGTTCTAATTGTGGACACGATTCTCATTGTGGAACACGATATGTAGCTGATATAGACAGAAGTGGAAATGAAATAGAAGTTTGTAAATATTGTAGATGTGAAAAATGCCAAGACAGAGATTAAAGGGACAAAAACCCATAGAATCATTTGACATTTATCACGGATATGACCAAGATGTGAATACTTGGTTTGTGGAAATTCAAATACCGAAATTCGGTAGTGGACAAATTTTACAATGGTTTAAAACAGAAGAGGCCTATGAAAAGAGAATTAAAGAGTTAAGATACACATTGTACGACATACAATGGGATTAATCTCTTTACTTTTCATAGGTCTTATTATTTCCCTTATGTGGAGAGACTAATATGGAATATGTTCCAGTAATACTTTTCATATTTTTTGTCATTTCAATATTTTTAGGATTATGGGATTAACAACACATAAATAGTAATACCATATCACATGGTTTAAAAGTGACTGATAGTCCATCAGTTAAAAGGGCGTAATGTTCAAATTGTTAACTATAAGGAGAAT